CATCTTCTCGCTGCTCACGTCCTTGTTCTTGATGGCTTTCGCGATGCCCGTCAGATAGTCGATGACGATCATGGCGAACGTGATGGCCAACGCGGTGATTTCGCTTGTCATATGCTTCTTCTTTCACATGGTTTCCGGTTACTTAGTTGTCTTGGTGACGGGGATGATGATGCCGCCCTGATGCCAGCATTTAGTGTTCACCACGAAGTTGCCTCTGGCGACCCAGCTGACGGTCTTGCCCACGCATTTGAATGTGGAATTGTAGGTGGTGGAACCGTCCGAGTTGTTGTCGAAGCACCATCCGAAGGCTTCACGTGTCGCCTTGTATCCGGTGAATTTGAAGAGGTCCACCGGTGTCCATGCCGCTGACGTGAATTGTCCGGTGTTTATCCATTCGATCTGCGCGACAAGCAGCGCGGTGTTGCTGGCTCCGATGCAGTTGATGCCTTGGTCGAGGATTTTGACCGTCGCGTATAGGCTGTCCGTGGTGATCTTGGTGAGGGTGGTGGATGCTTCGATCATTGGAGAGTCGACGATTCTCAACCACGACGTACCGGTCCATACGTACATGCCGGTGTTGTCGCCGTCGTCGGTGACATAGCCGGTCTGACCGGTGACGCCGGTGAGCGTGGCGAGCGTGTTGAGGGTGGTGGCGATGACGGGTTTGACGCCTGTGGGAGTGCTGCGTCCGTCCACTTCGTAGAGCGCCTGCTCGAACGTGCCAGCCATGGCCTTGAACGAGTCCGGCGCGGTTGATACAAGGTCGGAGCCTTCGGGATATGAGAGGCCGTAGATTGGTGTTGTTGCTGTCATTGTGTTCCTTCCTTTTCGGCGGTGGGCGAAGAAGTGTCGATGATCTGGATCATCGAGAGGTCGCAGATGTGCAGGTCGAGCTGCTGCCAGCTGAGGGTGGGCAGGTCGGCCCATGTGATCCGTTCCGTCAGCAGCGGCCGGAGCGCGGCCAGCGTCGCTTCCTGGGTGAGTGTCGGCTTGCCGTTGCGCCACCGGCGTCCCGCCGATGGTCGTGATTGGGCCGGTGAAGGACGGTCGGCCATCTGAGCCGGTCAGGGCCGACGCCTTGGCCTTGACGATGATGAACGGGCCGGATGGGCTTGCCTTGTACAGCCATGGAAGTCGTGCCGGGTCGAGTCGCGTGCTGTTGAACGTCACTGTCTCCGGGACCATGCGCAGGTCGTGCGATTCGAGCCATTGAGCGATGTTGGCGCGGTCCGTGTCGCTGACGTTCGAGGTGCCGCCGCTGTTCCATACGCCGGCCGAGTCGTCCACGGCGAGCATGTCGGAATCGATGGTGAGGCTCTTCTGTATGGCGGTCAATTGTGGTGGCAGACGGTTCTGGTCTCCCATCGTGATTTCCACGTCGTCGAAAGAGAGCTTGCCGTTGTCCGATTTGACGCGTTTCGCGGTGATGACGACCTGTGTCAAAGGTTCGGTGATGCTCAGATTCGTCGATGCCTCGATGTCGGCCGCCGAGAGTGCGTGTCGTGTCTCTCCGTCGGTGAGGATGGTGAGTCGGCCATCGGTTGACAGGTGCACGGATACCGGGTCGGCGAGGCACAGCGGCCTGAGGGTTGATGCCGCGCCGTCGTAGACTTCATGCCATTGCGGGAGTCGTGGCCCGGCGGTGAGCCGGTGCAGCAGGTCGAGCTGCGATGGGTGGTCTGATGGCGTGTATGGCGCGACGCTTGACGGCAGGGCGAGCCCGCCCAGTTGGGCTTCCGGCGCTCCCTGCGCCGAGGCCCTGCGGTTCATCTCCTTGAGGCGTGCGGATGGCGTGCCGATCCAGTGCGCGCCGTCCCATTTCGCGGCCGTGTCTGTCGGTCCTTGGGATTGCAGGCGCTTCCACACGGCCATCCTCGATGTGGCGGAGAGTTTGAGCAGCCACCCGCCGCCGGTGGCCGGTTCGATGCTGCCGCCGGTGGAGACGGTGCCGGCGAACATTGTTTCGGCGGGCGAGTCGGTGGATTCCGGCGAGTCGGGGGAGTAAACGCGGTGCAGCGAGTCGATCGGGATGCGCAGATCTTCCCAGCCGCCCATCGACGGCTGAAGATCTTGCCATCTGGGTTGATCGGAGAACTGCATGACCACTTTCATGCCGGCCAATGTCAATGCCTGGCCGGCGAGCCGTCCGGTCTCGTCGCGCAGGGTGAAGGTCATCACGGCAGGTTCGGGCTGTTCGTCGATGCTGTCGCTTCCCCACCGGATAGTGAAAGAGTCGAGGGCTGCGATGTCCTTGGCTGAGTCGTTCACCGGTGTCCAGCCGTTGCCGGTATCGATGAACATGAAGCACTGCTGCATCTATCTCATGACCTCCTTGCGTCGTAGTCGGCCAGGAGCCGTTTGATGGCCTTGGCAGTGCCGTCCTTGTCGATGACCTCGCCGTTAATCTCCACGTTCCAGGTGTTGACCACGGCTGGCGTGGCCGTGTTGCCCTGGGCGGAGAGGTTGAGGGGCATGGCCGCGAGTCTGCGGTTGGCGCGGCTGATAGCGGTTTCAACACTGTTGTCGAAACCGGTGTTGAGGCCCTGTGCGAAACCGGTCATGATGGCCTGGCCGGCGGGGATGAGCAGGCGACGGTCGTAGCTGATCGGGCCCTTGTGGGCCTTGATCCAGTCGCCGATGCCGCTGATCCAGCCGGTCACGTTGCTCCACATCGATTTGAGGCCGTTGAGGAAACCGCTGATGATGCTCGCTCCGGCGTTGTACAGGATGCTGCCGGCGTTGCCGAAGAACCCGGCTATGGAGCCGGGCAGTCCGCGGAACCAGCCGACTACGCCGTTCCATGCGTTCCTGGCACCGTTCGCGGCCGAGTTGAAGATGTTGACGATGGTGGAGCCGAGACCGGAGAAGAAGCCGATGATGCCCTGCACGCAGCTGGAAAGGTAACTCGTGAAGCTCGCCCAGACGGCCTTGCCGGTGTTGGTGCAGGTGAAGAAGTAGGTGAGTCCGGCCACGAGCGCGGCGATGAGGGTGATGACGACCATGATGGGGTTCGCGCCCATGACGGCGTTGAGCAGCGCCTGTGCGGCCGCGGCCAGCTGCATGGCCGTGGTAACGGCGGTGACGACTGCGACGGCTCCGCCGACCGCGGCCACGAGAGGGGTCACAAGATCCAGATTCTGACTGATCCAGTTGCCGGCGGTCTTCAGCCAGCCGCCGACCGTCTGCGCTGCCGTGGCGACGGCGTTGAGCACGTTGCCGAAGGCCACGCCGGCCGGCTGTCCTCCGGTCATGGCGTTCACGACGTTCATGATTCCGTCCCAGAGCGATTGCAGTCCGGTGCCGACGGATTGCGCGGCCGTCTGCAATGAGGTGAACGCCCCGGTGTCCTTGACCTGTGTGAAGAACGTCTGCAATCCCTGCGTGCCGTTCTGCGCGAGGTTTGTGACTGCCGCCGCGGCCGCGTTGATGCCGCCGGTGACGGCCGGCTTGAAGAGGTTGAACGCGTCGGTCAGGCCGCCGGTGACGGCCGCTTCGAGGTTTCCCATGGCTCCCTCGATGGTGCTGGTCGATGTCGCGGCCTGTTTCGCCACGTCGGTCATGCCGAGGTCCATGAGCGCCTTGTTGAACTCGTCTGCGGTGATCTCGCCCTTGGACATGGCATCGCGGAAGTTGCCCGTGTACGCGCCGTTCTTCAGCAGCGCCTCCTGGAGTTTGCCGGACGCGCCCGGAATGGCGTCGGCGAGCTGGTTCCAGTTCTCGGTGGTCAATTTTCCCGCGCCGGCGGTCTGCGTGAGGACCATGGCCACGCTTTTGAAACTGTCGGCGTTGCCTCCGGCGACCGCGTTGAGGTTTCCGGCGGCTTCGGTCAGTTCCATGTAGTTGCCGATGCCGTTTGCCGCGAGCTGCGCGGTGGTGTTCTGGATGTCATCGAGGCCGTACACGGTGGCGTCGGCGTATTTGCGGGTTTCCTTCGCTGCTGCCTGCACGGCTTTGGTATCGATGCCGGCGAAGCTCATGGTGTTCATGAACTTGTCGGTGCTGTCCGACATGTTCACCACGTCGCCGGCGAAGCCCTTCACCGTGTCCCACAGCGCGGTCACGCCCTTGACGGCCAATCCGCCGATGGCGCTGCCGAAAGCGGCCGCCTTCGTGGTGGTCTTCTCGAACGCCTTGACGGCATCATCGGCGTTGCCGGTGATGCGCACGCTCATGATCGCGCTGTGCGCCATGGCTCACTCCTTCCGTGTTTCTTCCGCTTCCTTGAGCAGTTCGGCCAGTCCGGTGCCCCAATCCAATTCGTCGGCCTCGTTCCTCCACTGCCATGGCGTGCCGCCGAAACGGCTCGCCAGGAGGAACGAGAGACGGCCGAGCGAGTCTTGGGGCCACGCGGCTAGTCCGTAGGGTTTCCCTCTTCCGGCTCCTCCTTCGGTGCCGCAAGGTCGAAGGACGCCACGGTGTCCAGCCAATGCTCGAAATCAGGCATGGTGCGCCCGGCCATGCGTAGGGCCGCGTAGGCCGCGTAAGCGCCGGAACGGACGGGTGACTGGGTGATGGGTCCCCAGCCGGCGTCGATGGCGTGCGCCTCGGCCTTGCATGTAGCGCGCATCGTGATCGGCACGAGTTCGCTGGTCCCGTCCGTGTAGGTGATTCGTGTGGTTGCCATTATTTTCCTTTCACTTGCTTCAGTGTCTTGTCGATGAAGTCCTTGTAGACCTTTTGCCATTGGCTCTCGGTGGAGGCGACGCCGTTGTTGACGAAGAGACGCGGTTTGATGCGGCGGGCGGGCCAGCCGTAGTTGAGGGGGCCGGCGTATGGCACGGCCTTGCGGCCGGCGCGGATGACGCCGGCGCGTTTCGTCGCTCCGACACGCAGGCTGCCGGCCAGTCGGCCGGTTCTGCCTCGTGGGGCGAGGTTGCGGACGGCGGGCAGAGCGATCTGCGCGGCCTCGCGGTTCACTTCCTTCAGGTCGTCCATGTCCGCGCCGGCCTTGCGCATCGTCTGCACGAAGCGTTTCTGGCCGACGACCATCAATGCCTTGTCAGCCATCACTCACCCGAGTAGGCCGTGTGGGCGACGTTCGTGACGGCGAAGCTCAGATCGTTCGTGTTCTTCGCCTTGACGTCGCCGCCGATGGCGATTGGCGCGATGGTGACGTTGAAGGTCCACTGGATCTTGCCGGTCTTGTTCGGGACGAACTGGGCTGGCAGCGTCTCGCCCTTGTGGTCGAAGAGCCAGACGGCCAGACCGTCCTCGCTGAAATCGTCGCCGACGGTGCCTTCGAATGTCCATGTGGTGGTCGTGTTGGTTTCTTCGGACCCGTCCAAGTAGGTCACCGGGTCGTCGCTGCTGTTCGAGGGATTCAGCTGCGCCTTGGTCAGGTCGGCGCTGAAGTCCCTGCCGTTTGCGGTGTCGGTGATTTTGAAGATGCCTGGTCCGAGCGTGCGGATCTTTCCAGTCATGATTGTTTTCCTTTCCTTGTCTTATTCGTCGGTTTCCAGGGCGTTCAACGTGACCTGGCAGGCCGCTAGCGTGCCGGCTCCTGCGAGGTTCCATGTTGCGGGCGTGGCCTTCTGGATGTTCAGGCCACGTTCGGCGAGTCTGTCGAGCGCTGTGAGGATGTCATCGACTGCGGATGGCTGCGTGGCCGGCGTGCCGGCGATGACGTCCAAAGTCCAGACCGGTTCTGGCGGGCCCCATGACGGCCATTCCACGGTCGGGGGTTCGACGAACACGGCCACCTTGCCGGCGGCGGGGCGTACCAGTTGGGCGTCGATGCTGATGCTGCTCACGAGCCCGTCGAGCATGTCGGCGAGCGTGTCCATGAGGGCGGCGCGTTGTTTCTGGATGTTCATGCGATCACCATTCCCCCGGTCAGCACGCCGGCGGCGCGGAGTTTCGGCCAGACGGAGCGGAGCGGGTCGGTGGAGATTCTGAACGGTTCCACGGTCGAATCGCCCACGTCCATCACGCCGAGCCGGGCGTCACGCATGTTGAACAGGTCGGCCGCGCAGGAGACGATGCAATCGGCCAGCAGATCGTCGTCCACGGTGGCGGTGCCGACCGCGTGCGCGACGTATCGGCGCGCCGCCGCGAGTTTGACCGTGAGCCGTTCGTCCTCTCCGGCCGGCACTCCAACCTCGTCGCGGAGCCGTTGCAGCAGGATGTTGTCAGCGATCATCATGCCGTGGCGAACTTCACCGGAATCAGGCCGTCCGCATGGGTCGTGGCCACCGCCATATACCCGTAGACGCTGTAGCTGTTGGTCAGGCCGGTCACGTTCCCGTCGGTCAACTGCGCCGGGCCGCCGGACTCCCAGACGGTCACGGCGGCGGGATCGATGAAACTGGCCAGTCCGGCATCGGCGTTCGGCAGCAGCACGACCGGGACGCGCATGAACGTGCCGGCCACGCCGGTCAGGTCGAAGCTGCCGATGGTGTCCGACCCGTCGCCGCTGAGGTTGAAGAACCGGTCACCGGTGTCCTTGAGTTTCACCAGTGCCTTGAGCACGTCCTTGGAGACCGCGAGGCGTGTCAGCGACACGTTGCGGTCGTCGGCCAGTTCGGACGCGTCGATGATGAGTGACACCCAATCGTCGATGGTCATGTTGGCCAACTGTGGCGCGTCGATCTTGTTGGCGTCAGAGGATGCGTCGCGCTGAGCCTTGATCTCCGCATACAGATGGTCGCGCACGGCCTTCTCGGTGGCCTTCGCGTAGGCGTTCTGCAACGCGGTGAGCGCGGTGTTGAGCATCGGAGTGGTTGACCGTTCGATGGTCTGGCGGGATAGGGTGGTGTAGCCGCCGTAGGTGTTGATGTCGGCTGTCTTGGTGCCGAAGGCGACTTTTCCGAAGGAAAGCTCTGAGCCTTCCGTCTCCTGTTTGCCGACGGCGGTGGCGTCGGAGGTCACGACATGGTATTCCATGCTCATGCCGGTCGCCGGGAGCGTGTCATGGGTCAGGAGCTGGGAGACCTTGCGGCGGTCCTCGATCAGTTTGAGATCATCGGCGATCCAGGTGGCGGTGTTGCCGGTGTCCTTGGTGGAAATCAGTTCGCGGCATTCCTTCATCACGGTCATGGCCTGTTCGTCGCCTCGCGCGAGGGCCTGCATGTATTCGCCGTGGCTCCGGTACGCCGCGCCGATGGCAGCCGGCGCCGGTTTCGCGCCCATCTTGCTGATCTCGGCCTTGATGCCGCGCTGTTCCTCCTGCATGGACTGTATCAGGTCCATCAGTTCGTTGTTGTTCTCCATGGTTTCCTTCCTTTGTTCCACGGCTGGTGCCGCTGATTTGGTCATTTTCGCGTTCTGGTAGGCCGGCCAGCTCACGATGCTGGTCTCAAGCAGACGGACCTTGCGGCGGTGGGTGATGCCGTCGCGGTCCTTCTGCGATTCGATCGGAATGAAACCGACCGAGAAGCTGTCGAGCACGCCGTCACGGATCAGGGTCATGGCGTCGCGGCCGCGTGCCGTGTCGCTGATCCGCGCGGTGATGTGCAGTCCGTCGTCCGTGCTTTCCGCTTTGGTGATGCGGCCGATGGTCTCGCCGTGCTCGAAGCACAGTTTCGCCTCGTCGAGTCCCTGGAACTCGCATTCTCGGTCGAAGGTCTCGGCTCCGTCCCATGTGTCGATGATGTCGCCGAACGGCACGGCGACGCCTTCCACGGTCGAGGTGCCGGAGTCATCGGCCGAGCGGAGCGTCAGGCCCTTCCATGCGATTTCGCGTTTCTCGATGTTCATTGGTCTTCTCCTTTCGTGAGTTCCGGCAGTCCTTCCTTGCGTCTCACGTCATCGACGGTGAGGAAACCGGCCTCGATGGCTGTCTTGTAGGCCGTGTAGCGGTCGCTCATGTTCGCGCGCTGCGAGCTGTCCCAGTCGAATTTCGCGGTCCGGCCGCGTGGCAGGAGCCGGTTGAAGATTTCCTCGATCTCGCCGGTGTAGGCGGCCAGCGTGTAGTCGGCGAACTCTATCCACGACTGTTCGATGTTGCTGTAGGTGAGGTTCGAGCCATCGACGGCGGCGAGCATGATGCTTGCCGGGATGCCGAGCAGGCGGGCGATCTGCGTGGTGTCGAACTTCTGCGTCTCCAGGAATTGCAGGTCGGCGGGTTTCATGTCGAGTGGCACATATTCCAGGGCTTTGCCGACCACCTTGATGTCTCCGGCTGTGCCGTCGCTTTTCCATGCGTCCTTCGCCTGCTGCGCGGTTTCCTTCGTGACGTTCTCGGTGGTGCGCAGATAGCCCTTGAGGTTCGAGCTGTCCGTGAAGAACTTCGCCTTGTAGTCGCGGGCGAGCTGCGCGGCCTCGATCTCCTCGCGTGCCGCCGAGATGGGGCCGAGTCCGCGCAGTCGGCCGGGCACGTTGAGGAATTTGCTGTGCACGACGTCATCGGCGGTGTAGGCGTGGCCGAGATAGGAGAACCGCAGGTCGGGGCGTGCCGGGTCGTCGCTTTCGTCGGTGACGGTCACGTATTGCGGCGGCAGCATCTCGCAGGTGACGATCTCGCCTTTCCAATCGCGCACGATGCGCGTGAAGGCGTTGCCGTCGAGCACGAGAGAGGCCACGATGTCGGCGATGAAATCACGGCGTGATCGGCTCACGTCCGGCTGCAACACCATGGGGCTCACGTCCGGCAGGTCACGGCCGCCGCGCTGTTCCACGATCGGCAGGCCGGTGATGGCGGTCTGAAGCACCTGCACGCCACGGAACACGGTTGAGAGTTGCAACGGTTCGGTGGCCGGGCCCCGTTTCGGTGGCTTGATGCCGTCCGGCATGTCCGTGCCGTCCGCGCCGCGCGTGAGCACGCGGCCTGCGAGCCTCATTCGTTCCCAAAAATTCATGACGCCGAGATTATGCGCGCTGGCGCGTCATGGCCAAAAAAACGGTGACATTCAGTGACAAACGGTGACAAACGGTGACAAACGGTGACACGTCAGAAGATTTGCAACGTGCCGTCAGATGGCAGGTGATGCGCTCCCCAAGCGGCCAACATGCATGATTCGATCGGCGAGGTCAGCCCGGTGCTGCCACGCCGTGTGACGCGCCATGCGTCGCCGCTCCACGTCCTCGCGCAGCTGGCCGCGCTTGCGTCGAGCTCGGTATCGGCGGCATGGCGAATCAGCCGGTTCCGCAGACCGCTGACGAATGCCTGGCCGACCGCGAGGTAGTCGGATGATTGCATGGCGATGAAGTCGATAAGCGGATCGCCGGCTTCGTCGGTCATGGATGCGAGCCGGTCGTGCAGGTCGGCGTTTGGTCCCTTGCAGTCCATGACCAGGGGAGCGTGGTAGGTGTCGCAGATTCTCGTGATCTCGGCGGGTGCCATGCCGGTGCCGTCCGTGTTGACGATCGCGGCGGAGACTGATGTGTTCGTGGCGTCCACGTCCACGGCGGCGGCTATCACCACGGGTCGGCCGTCGATCCGATCCGGCGTGACCGGCGTGGCCAACGTGGATTGCCACAGCTGGTCGGGTATGACGCGTTCGGCCACGCCGGTGTCGCGCCGGTTGCCGAAGGCTCGCGCCCAACCGGCCTCGTTGCCGGCGAACTGCTCGCGGAAATCGCGCAATTGGCGGATGTCCCAGAGCAGACCGGCGGCGGGATGCCATTTCAGGATCGTCTGGAAATCCTCGGGGTCGGCGTCGTCGGGGATACCGAAATCGAACCAGCATGTGCGTGTGGGCACGTTCCCGACACGGAAGGAGTCGAGCAGGCCATTGAGGAACGTAGAATCTGCGGTGCCTTCGGTCGAGGTTATCCAGATCTGGGGCTGGACGCCGGTGAAGTGCAGTCTCGTGTTCATGGTCGGGGCCATGCCGTCGAGGATCAGCTTGCCGGTCTCGTCGTCCAGGCTGAATGCCTCGTCGATTGTGAACTTGTCCATCTGCGTGCCATGGCCGGCCACCTTGGTCACGGCCAATGGGCAGATGAAGCTGCCGTTCCGGAAACGTTGTTCCATTCCGCCGTTCGAGAGTCGAGGACGGAGCGCGAACGGGGCAAGCGCGGATTTCGAGAGCTGCTGCACGAAGTCCTTGAAATGCTTCTCGGCGTCCTTGCCGGTCTGCGCGAGGTAATAGATCTTCCGGTCTGGGCCGAGCAGAGCGTTGCGCGTGTCCTCGGTATCGATCAGCGTGCTCTTGCCGCACTGGCGCGGCGTGGAAAGCACCACACGGTCGTAATAGTACGTTCCGGTGGCCGGGTCGATCTCGCCGGCCACGTCGGCCACGTAGCGTTGCCATGGCAGCAGCGGTTTGCCGAGCATCCCGGCCGTCCTTGACACGATCTCGCCATCGGTCGGCCGCGTTTCGTCGCGTTTCGTGCCGCCGCGCATGAGCATGGTCACAGTCCGGCCTTCGCGTCGGCGATGAAGTCGGCCAGCGTCGGGTCGAGCTGCGGCTGTTCCGGATACATCGCCTTGAGTTCCTGGAACCATGTGAGCAGTGATGTCATGTTGCGGCTGATCTCGCGTCCCTTGCTGTTCTGGATGTCGATGTTCCTGGCAATCGAGAGCATCGACTTGCAGATATAGGTAGCCTCGGGCGTCAATGTCTTGCCGTCCACGAAGCTTTTGATGAGATTCATGGTCGCGGCTTCCTGCAATCCGGCGGTGCCATAATGGTGTTCGTATTCCTCGAATCCTTCCAATATTCCTTGGTTCATGATGTGTTTTCCTTGGTTTTCCAACGTTTTCATGCTTTTTTGCACGGTTCTGGGGGGAGAAAAGACTTGGCGCGGGGTCTTTTGGGCGTCGGCTGTTTAAAAAAGCGGGTCACCATCGCGGACGGTCGGCCGGAACGTCGCGGCGGAGCCCGAGAGCGGCGAGGCGTTGTCGTCTGGCGGCGAGCCGGGCGTCCACGGCCTGCTGTGTGAGATGCAGCGCGTACCACTGCTGCGCCGTCCGATACTCCTGCGGCGTGAGGTCGAGAGCGAACGTGGAATCGGCCGGTGTCTCGATGACGTGCACATCGTAGTCCAATGCCAGCCATTCGGCCAGCATGTCGGGATGGCGGCGGGAGCGTGGCAGCGTGCGCACCAGCCATACGTCCAACGGCTCGGAGCTCTTGGCCAGTGTGCGGGCCGCGCCGTCCCATGCCATCGCGGCGGCGAGGCGCAGCCCATCGGTCGCTTTGGATTGCGTCGGGCACAGGTCGCGC